ATGGACAAAAAGTACGCTGCACATTTTGATCGTATGAAAAATGATGCTATCGCTATGGCAGATCAGCGTTCACGTAACTTTCAAAAGTTCGGTCAGTTAATTAAGCAGGGTGCTCAACTCAAGCAACAGTTTGAGGAATGGGATGATACTCGTAAAATGAACAAGTATTACGATGACCAAGATAATGAATCTTCAGCAAACTTAGATATTGACTTTCCGGCAGACTCATCTGACGCTGAAAAAACTCTTGATAAACAGTCTAATGCAGTTGAAGTAGAAGGAATCAAACAAGCTTCTATAACTAAAAATGCAGCAGACGGGTCAGATAATAGACAAGTTATAGAGGAAGCTCAGAATATTAATGAAGTAGCTAACTCTAAAAACACCAAACAAACACAAGTTGTTAACGCAGATCAGATGGCCAAACAAGCTCCTGTAGCTATATCAGGTTGGTTAAATGAAGGTGTTAGTAACAACCAAGTTAAAGGTGCTAATGGTAAAACTTACTGGCAACTTATAGAAGAAAAGCAGTATGGACTAGCAGATCAGGCATTGAGATACTGGGGTAGAGTATATCTACATCGTAGTGGTGCAAATAATCCAGCTCTTGGTAGACACAGACGTAAAGTTATCAAAGCTTTACTAGATCATAGAGATACAACTCTAAAATTAACAGCAAGAAGAAAGCTTGACGAGTCAGTAAAACAAGGTGAGGCTTCTAGAGTTTTAACACTAGCTACTAATCTTACAGGTGATAATGCAACTGAATTTATCTTTGGAACAAAAGATGATCCTAATAGTGGTTACTTAAATAAGTATGCTATGGGTGACGGCACTGGCAAAAAGAATATGTCATTTGCTTTCTCTCAACTAGGTGCAGATTTAGATAAAGCTTTTGAGGCTGGTCTTATAGATGCAGAGGATATACGTAAAATTAAAGAATCAATATTTGAGCAGAATGGTACAAACGGTAAGAAAATTACTTTAGATAAACTCAACACACCAGCATCTAAGGCATTGCTAACTAAACTAGATAATCTAGAATCTAAAGCTGCTATACTTAAAGTACAAGGTATGGATGCTAAAATAAAGTCAGAAGCATTAGGTAGTGCTATGGGTGTTGTTGAAGAGTTTAAGACTTTGGCTGCTAGCGGTACAGAAATTACTCCAGCTATGAAAGATGCAGCACTTAAAGATTTATCAGCAGAAACTGGACTACCTCCAGATCACGACTACTTTAAGTCAGTTCGTGAATACTATATACCCGGTCAAGTATCTGACCAAGAAGAAGCTGATAATCTTATAAGAGATGCGAAGAATGGTATGTCTGAAGAAGAAATACTAACTCGTGCTAATTTTATAGAAGATGCTGACATTAAGTCTGATGCTATAAAGAAAGCTAAAGATGCAGCAAAAGGTTTTGTACCATCGAGCGATCAGGAAACTTCAGCTAAACGCTTACTCAGTGGTGTAGCTCAAAAGTATTTATCTCCTAACGCTGCTATAGTTGACCCAGATCTAGCCTCTGTTGATGCACAGAAACTGACTAATAAAGCCTTAAAGGATTATAACAGAATCTATATGATGCGAGTCAGAAAAGGTGACAATAGAGATGAAGCTCATGAGTATGCTTTAGAACAAGTCGAAGGTAACTTAATGAGAGAGCCAGCAGATATTGTTAAAAAAGGTACATACGAAGGTAACTATTACAGTGCTGGTGCAATTACAAAAAGAGATCCTAAGATTACATTATTACCAGAAGCTAAAGCTTTAGTAAAAGAGTCAAACGAGATACCAATTAATAATCCAGCTTTACTCAGTGATAAGTATTTACCCGGTGAACAGGAAGCTGCATTGATAGCTGGTAGAAACATGAAGGCAAACAATGGTGAAATACCTGATTATTATATAGAGTTAGCTAAAGTTGTTGGCATGAAGCCATACAGACTTATGCAAATGAGACATGAAGCTCTAGGTCTGGATGATGTAGCATACGATACAGCTAAAACTTTGCCTAATGGTAAGCCTAATCCTGACTACGGTAAACCGATTGCATTTTTTGTACCAGAAGGTCTTCTTGGAGAAGAACAATTATCCGCAGACGACCAAGCTTTATTAGATAACAACCCTACAGGTGCTAAGGTATTTAGAGCTGGCTTAAATGCTTTTGCATATGATGTAGAGATGGACTGGATGTATGAAGGTGCGGCCCGTCAAGGTGCTAACTATACCTCCTTTGTCGATGGTAGAGGTCGTACATACTCTGATGTTATTACAGAAGATACAACTTTAGGTGATATAGAAGATATGTTCAATGCTAAAGAGTCTAGAAGTGGTATGCGTATGGGAGAAAACATTAAGGTTGGAAGATACCCATGGACAAAGACTACCTTTAATGAAGCTATGCAATTAGCTGGATTTGATCGTAACACTAAGTTTGACAAAGAAGCACAGGATGCTCTTTTAAAGGGACACATCTTACACACCTCTATGAAGAGTAACAGTTTTACTGGCCTTTCTGTATTCAATGATGCTCAAGAAGGGTTTAGACCTGAAGCTTACGAGCCGTTTCAGGTAGATGGTGAAACAATAAATATATTTGAAGAAGAGTTTGGTGGCGAATTTTTAGACCCATACTCTTTGCCTAATACTATGTCCACAGGGCTAGTTAAATTCATATTATCACAATAAATTATGGAAGAATATAGTTTCGATCAATCTGACATCGAACAAATCGAAGCAGAGAGAGACGAACAGGCAGATAGAGAAAGGGCTGAAGCGGCAGCAAAAGTCAGTAAAGAACAGGAAGAGGCAAAGCAGAATGTAGCTGATGAACTTGAAGACCCACGTAATGCAGATAACTGGGGATTTAAGGCAGTCACAAAAGAGCTACAATCTGCTCTGACTGGTGGTGTACAAGACTCTCTATCGTCTGTAGCAACGTTTGCTGAAAGAACAACAGATGCACTCTCTGGCGAAATGCAAAGAGAGAAAGAAAAGAATGGTTACTACAAACCACAATGGGATCCTTTTACATCAGAAAGCAATCCTATAGTAACTAAAACATGGTGGGGTAATCTAGCACGTGGCACAGTGCACTTTGGTACAATGGCAGCTGGCACAGTATTAGCAGCAAAAGGTCTTGCAGCTGGTGGTGTAGGATTAGGTATAGGTGCTGGTGCAAGAGCACTGTTAGGAGCACCTAGCCTTATACGTGCTGCTGGTGTCGGTGCTATATCTGACCTTGTATCAAAACAATCTGACGGAGAAAATGCGTTAGGTATGTTACGAGATAGATATGGTTGGATGGATACACCATTAAGTACAAAAGAAACCGACCATCCTATTATGATGAAGATGAAGAACATCGTAGAAGGTATGGGAATAGGTCTTGTATTTGATGGTGCTGCTATGGTGCTAGGTAAAGGTGGTACAAAAGTACAAAACTTTATAAAAAATAGACAAAAGAGTGTAGATGAAGAAACACTGGCAAAAGGTTTACAAGAGTTACGAGAAGGTGAAAGCGGTTTTCGTGCAGCTAAAAACAAACCTCTAGCTGGCCCTGCTCAGGGTGCTACACTTTCTGTTGATGATCCTATGATTGTTTTTGAAAATCAGAAAAAGATTAAGAAAGACTGGGGTTCAGAAGAAGGTTCTGCTGGTAACGTAATTACACCAGTGCAACGTGAGCGTGGTGCTAAGTTTTCTGGTCAATCAGAACAAGTAGTTGAAGACGTATTACGGAAGTTATATAGTAATAATAGGTTTCAAGCTTTACTAGACGAAGTAGGTGGTAACAGAAAGGCTCTTGTAGAAAAATTTAGAGATGCTGTAGAGGCACATCAACGCATTACACTAGGTAGAAATGCAGCTGAGTTAGGCCCAGACGAGTATTTAGAAGAGTTTTTCAACGCTGTAGATGCTTACCAAATTACAGATATAGATGGTAACATAACTGATAAATTAGAAACATTAACAAGTAAGTATGTTGTTGTCGCTGATATGGTTATGGGTACATTGTTACAGCAAGTACGTGACATGGGAGAAGCTGGTAGAGAAATAAAAGACTTTGTAGATCTAAAAGATGTAGATGGCCCGCTAGAAAATATACGTGATACAATGTTTATGCTTTTAACAGAAGTCAAACGTGCTCGTATAATTAAGTCAGATAACTTTAGAGAACTAGGTGCTGGTAAAAGATCTTATCTTGAAAAGACTTTGGCCAAAGAAATGGCAGACACTAGAGAAGCGATACAGTCAATGCTCAACATTACTAAGGAAAACGATCCTAACGGAGAGTTGTTGATGTCATTGTTTGAAGCATTTTCTATGATGAAAAATGTCAACAGTGTAGATGATTTTGATAACTTTGCACGTAAAATGATCTTTGGTGGTGAGATAGGTGGTAAACAAGTAACTGGATCTTTAGTCAAAGAACTCCAAGGAGTTATGACACATAGTATTTTATCTGGCCCTAAAACACCAATGAGAGCTATTATAGGTACAGCTACACATACATTCTTACGTCCTATGGCTACAACTATAGGTGCTGCTTTCTCAGGCGATAAACGTGCAGCAAGAGCTGGACTAGCTTCTATGAACGCTATGATAGAATCTATACCAGAGTCATTTGAGTTATTTAGAACTAGACTAAACTCATACTGGTCAGGCGATATAGCTACTAGAAAAACTAGATTTACTGAATATACAAAAGGTGATAATAACTGGGAGATTATACGTAGGTTTGCAGAAAGTGACAGAGCTAACGCCGGAGAAAAAGCTGCTTTTCGTGTAGCTAATATGGCACGCAGCATGAACGACAACAAGTTTCTAACATATGGTGTAACACTTATGGCAGCGACTGACGATGCGTTTGCATACATACTTGGTCGTGCTAAAATGCGTGAAAAAGCATTAATGTCAGCTTTTGATTTACAAGATGCTGGTAAACTTACTGCATATAGTGATATAAAACCTGAGTTAATTAAAAACTTTGAAGACTATTTTTATAGCGACATATTTGATGGTAACGGTAATATAACTGATGCAGCTACAAAGTTTGCACGTCAAGAAGTTACACTTACACAGGAGCTTACAGGCTTTTCTAGAAACCTAAACGCAGTGTTTCAGCAAAATCCTTGGGCTAAACCTTTCTTTTTATTCGCACGTACAGGTGTAAACGGTCTAAAACTTACAGCAAAACATACACCCGGATTTAACTTCTTAGTTAAAGAATGGAATGATATAGCTTTTGCTGATATAAGCAATCCTAGAGTGTTTGAAGACTTAGCTAAGTATGGTATAACAAACGAGCGTGAGTTACTTAACGCTAGATATTTACAACGTGGCCGATTAGCGATGGGCTCTGCTCTTGTGTTTATGGCAGCTCAAGCATGGATGCGTGGTGATATGACAGGTAATGGGCCGATAGACAGACAAAAACGTAATGTTTGGATAGATGCTGGTTACAAACCCAACTCTATAAGATTAGGTGGTGTACTGGTAAATTACAACTCTTTTGAGCCATTCAACCAGATTATGTCAATGATAGCTGATATAGGTGATGCTAGTTTACTTATGGGTGAAGAGTGGACAGAAGACAACTTACTAAAAGTAGGTTTACTTCTTGCTCAAGGTGTAACAAGCAAGTCTTATCTTGCAGGCTTACAGTCCTTTGTAGACTTATTCGGTGCAAAACCCGGACAAGGGGCAAGAATAGCAGCTAACTTAATGAACAATACTATACCTCTTGGAGGTCTACGTAACGATCTTGGTAAGCTATTTCAACCATATACTAGAGAACTAAACTCTGGTATTATACAGTCTATACGTAACCGTAACAAATTCTTTGATGCCCTACCCGGCAACGATCTACCTATAAAATATGACATACTAGCTCCTAGACCAGTCAATCCTTATGACTTTATGACTAGAGCATATAACATGTTTAGTCCTGTACAGATGAATTTAGATAACAGCCCCGGCCGTGAACTACTATTTAGAAGTGGGTATGATATGAGATTATCAGTTCTGTTTTCACCAGATGGTGATGATCTTACAAAAGAGCCAGTGCTTCGTTCTAAGTTTCAACAGGCTATAGGTAAACAAAATTTAGAGGTCGATTTAATTAAGTTATCTAAAGATCCTAGAATTATAGCATCTATAGAACAGATGGATAAAGATAGAGCTGCTGGTAATCGTGCTGACTTTGAACCTATGGATTACTACCATAACAAAGTAATTAGACGTTTATTTGCTAGAGCAGAACGTATAGCTTGGGCAGAAGTAAGTGGAGAACCTCGTGCACAAGAAATCAAAAAAGAAAGATTAGAGAAAAAAATTCAACGACAAGAAAAGGGTCGTCAATCCGGTAACATCCTCAACATATACAAATAAATGGCAACAACATTCATAGATTATACTGGGGATGGGAACGCTACTAAGTCGTTTTCTTTCCCTTCAATACAAGAGTCTGACGTAAAAGTAGAAGTTGATAATGTCGTAAAGACATCAGGCGTACACTACAATATAACAGGCTACACTACTACAGGTGGTGGTAATGTAGTCTTTACATCAGGCAACATACCAGCAAGCCCAGCAGATATACGCATCTTTCGTCAAACAGATGTAGATAGTGCAAAGGCTACATATACAGCAGGGTCATCAGTCAAGGCAGCTGACCTAAATGATAACCATGAGCAGTTATTGTTTGGTATACAAGAAGAGCAAAATCAAACAATACAAACACATGAGATAAAAGACTCAGCAGTAACCACCGCTAAAATAAAAGCTGATGCAGTCACAGGTGCTAAGATAGCTGACGACCAAATTAACTCCGAGCATTATGTAGACGGTAGTATTGACACTGCACATATTGCAGATGCACAGATTACTACAGCTAAATTAGCCACTGGTGCAGTTACTACAGATAAGATAAACAATACAGCAGTAACAACAGCTAAGATAGCAGCAGATGCAATTACAAATGCAAAGATAGCTGATGATTCTATTGATTCTGAACATTATGTTGATGGGTCTATAGATACTCAACATATAGGTAATCAACAAATTACTACAGCTAAAATTGCTGGATTAAATGTAACAACAGCGAAATTAGCAGATGACGCAATTACTACAGCTAAAATTGCAAATGCAAATGTCACTACAGATAAACTAGCTAGTCAAGCTGTAACTCAAGCCAAGATAGCAGCATCTTCTGTAACAACAGCAAAAATAAATGATGCAGCAGTTACTCCCGCAAAACTTGCAGATTCAGCAGTACAAGAATCCAAAATACTTACTCAAGCTGTAACAACATCTAAAATCGGTAGTGCTGCTGTAACTACACCAAAAATTGCAGATGACGCAGTTTCTGTAGCCAAAATAGCAGATTCAGAGCTTAAAACTTTAGCTGGTATGCAGTCAACAACTGCGTCAAACCTAGCAAGTTCTACAGCTCTTACAGCTACTACAGCAGAGCTAAACCAGCTTGATGGTATAACACTTGAGACTTCACTAACTACAAACAGCAACACTCGTATACCTACATCAAAAGCGGTAAACGATTTAGTATTGTCAGTAGTAAACGCAGTTGGTGGTTTTGTAGCT